TGGAGACGGTCGCCAGTGCCGCGACGACGTTCGCATTCTCGTAGTAGAGCGCGATGAGCTGGTCGGTGTTGTACGTCGGGACGAGATACCAGTCGATCAGCGTGTCCGGGTCCTCGTGGAGACCCGTCGGCGCAGCGAGGTCGCACCACCTGAAGTACGGAGCGGTGAAGACCTCCCCCCAATCCGGGCGCGTCTCATCGGTCGCAAGGCTGTTCTCGATCGGCCCGTACAGATCCCCGGCGTTGTCCTCCTTCGACGTAGGCACTTGGATGAGACGGCCCAGGATGTGCGCACCGCCGCCTCCCGAGATCGCCCTCGGCGAAGGGGCCGTCCACGGCTTGTAGAACGGGAAGATCGGGATCTCGACGTTCTCCAGGTTGTAGAGATTGCAGCGCACCGGATGGAGCTGCGACTTCAGGTCGTACTGGATCCCGTGGACCGTCGACTCGTACAGCTCGTCGACCGTGTTCCACTGCGGCTCAGGCGCTCCCCCCGTCCCCTCCGACTTCAGATAGAGCGGGATGATCGGATTGATCCGGTTGATGTTGGCGTCGACGGTCAGCTCGCGGTTCGGGATGCGCCCGCCCCCGAAGATGTAGCCACACGCGAGCAAGTCACCGAACTGCTCACGCGACGAGCCCGTCCCGGCGAACAGGAACAGCCCGGAGCGTCCGAGATAGGCGTACCAGTTGGACACGGCGAGCGTCGCGGAGTTGTACCCGGAGTACCCCGAGTACGGGAGCCAGTCGTCGACCGTCACGCGAGCGCCATCGTGGTTCCACCCATAGTCCGTCAGCGTCCCGGTCCCCCATCCATAGTTCGATGCGGGCGTGGTCCGGTGCCGCTCGGAGATGTAGATGTTGTCCAGGTTCGCCGCGCCGTCCTTGCGGATCGCGTCGAAGATGCAGACGTCGTTGTAGTGCTCGCTCGCTCCGGTGTTGACGTTGAACTCCCCGAACCAAGCCGCGACGACGATGCAGGGCCGCCACAGCTCGTTGTTGACCGTGAAGGTCGCGGTGTCCGGATAGTCGAACGGGAACAGGCGAGGGGTCGTACTCTCCGACATCACGTACTCGGGACTGCCGATCGGGTCCCAAGGCCAGAGTCCGCGCATCGCCACCATGCCGACGGTGTCGAGAGCACGGACGAGGTGCGAGAGGAAGGCCGCCTTCGAGTAGACGTACACGTTCTCTTCGGCGTACACCTGCGGGAGCGCGGGGCTCGATTGTCCGAATTCGGTCATGGCTGTCCTACGTCACGGGAATCGTGATCTCACCAGAGGGCCACTCGACCCCGAGCTGCGAGTACCGACCGTTGTCCTCCATACGCGCGACGCGGTAGATCGCGCCGCTCACTGCATCCTGGACGTTCTGGAACGGAAGCAGGGTGTAGTCGACCGCTGCGAAGCGGAAGATTTGCCTCCAGGCTCGGGGGTCGAGCCAACCCGAATGGCTGGTGGCTGCGACGTCTGCGCCCGAGTTGCTCGACGCCGCGCACCGCACCTCGATGAGCGACTGCAGCATCATCAGGGGAGAGATGCGGTAGCGATCGCCGAGGGGCGTATTGCAGAGGCCGAAGGTCGCGTGGGCGTCGAGGTTGATGTCCTCCTCGATGACGACCGAGCTGATCGCCGTGGTCCTCCCCGTCCGGGACGCACCATAGAACGTGTCCCGGCTGCCGATGTAGTACGGCTCCTGATCGTTCTGGTCGGGCGTGAGGATGTTCCGCGTTCCGCGCGGGGAGTACGGCTGCAAACCCGCCGTGAAGTTCTTTTCGGCCGCGTCGTTCTGAACCCAGCGGATGTTGCGGCTGACGCAGAAGCGGCAGCCACCCGTGTTCCCATCGTACAGGTCGCAGACGAGGCCCTGCGCCGTCCACTGCACCGACCCGTCCTGCGTGTGGTGCAGCTCGGGGATCGCGCCGAAGGTCATGATCGCGCCGTGCCCGAGGTTGTTCTCGGCGGCGTCGCGTCCGACCTCGACGTACAGCCCGTCCTCGCCCCCGATCAGGAGGTAGTTGTTGGGCGCGGTGTCGTCGTACTTGATGCGGATGGAGCCGAAGCGGTACGACTGCGCAGCACCCGAGCCCGAGGTCCCCACGTAGTCGGGGGTCAGAATCTGCGAGCCCGTCGCCCCGACGTTCTGCAGGAAGGTCTGGATGACGATGTGCTCCTCGCTCGGGAACAGGGAGGTGCCGGTGCTGGTGTTCGGGTCGGAGTCGTACCAGACGCGGATGCCGCTGTACTGCTGAGAGCCGTCGCCGTCGTACTGCCACCGCTCGCGCGAGGCTCGGTCGTCCTTCAGGTAGTAGCGGTCGGTCCCTCCAGGCGACCACGACGCCTCTTCCCAGCCCACGGAAGCGTGCGTCAGGAAGTTGTCGAACGCCGTGATGATGTTCGTGTGGTCGTGCGTGACGTTGTCGATCGTGAACGTGCCACGAGCCCATTCGTTTGCCATGTCGAGACCTCCTGGGGTCGGCGATGCCGCCAGTATAGACGGCCGGTCGGAGGAGTCTACTTCCTCCCCGCGCGGGCACGGGCGCGTCTCATCGCCGCGTCGTGCTCACGCTTCTCTTTTTGCAGTTGCTCGACGAGCTGTCTGACGTGCCCCTCCAGCTCGTCGAAGGGCATGCGCTCGACGTCGCCGTGGGTGTAGCCGTGCCCGTGATAGACGAGAAAGAACTGGTGCGCCCGAAGCGTCTGCGGATCACAGACTGCTTGGACGAAAGAACTCGGCGTCGAACGGCAGAGCCTGCTCGACCGTCGCCCCGCAGGACGAGCAATCGGGGAAGACTCTGATGTCCACGCCGGGCTCCTTGTCGCTGATGCCGCGCTCCAAGCGGACAGAGTCCGCAGCCGAGAGACGGGTGATGAAGTCTTGCTTCTGGAGGATGTCGCTGAACTGCTGGCCGTCCCGCTCGATCAGGGAGAGGGCCATGCGATAGGCGTAGCTCGGGTCGGACGAGTCCGCCGTGCTCATCTTGGTGCGCTTGGCGTGCTTCGTCACGAGGTCCTGGTCGGCCACGCGGAGGAAGCGGCAAGCCACGGTGCATTCCGCGTCGGGAAGCTCGATCTCGATGGGCTCCGTGAGATCGTCCGACGCAGGCTTCTCGTCGAGGTCGGCCACGATGTCGGTGGTCGCCCGTTCGACGGAGCCGCAGAAGCGGCAGCGGTACGTGTAGGTGTACTCCGACCCGAAGGTCATCGTCCGCATTGCCAGCATCAGGAAGAAGCTGTCGGTGAGGAGCAGCTCCTTCGGGCTGAACCCCTCGGGCAGCTTCGTACACGAGTTGACGACGGCCTCGATCTTGGCGAGGGCGTTCCCACCCTGACCCTGGAGCTTCGCCATCTCGGTGCTGCGCATCTTGCGCATCTGGACAGCGCCTCCAGGGACCTTCTCGCCGTACAGGACGCCGCGTGAGGGCAGCACGATGGTCGAGTAGCCCAGGGAGGCCCCAGCGGCGGGGGCGGGCTGTGCGGCTCCCTGGGGAGCCTGAGAGGGGTCTTCGGGCGGTTGCCCGGTGGGTTTCCTTTGAGGCATTCGGGGCTCCTACGTTCGAAGGAGGTGAAGGCACAGGGGCCGAGGTGCCGCGATGGACGCCCCGGCCCCTTAGACGTGGATTCAGTTGAGGTGGAGAGAGATCAGGCCGCAGTCGAGGCCGGGAGGTAGATCACCTTGTCGATCGACAGCGTGAGGTTGATCTTGACCCCGTCCTCGGAAGCGAAGTCGGCCTCGCCCGCGTCCAGGGCGGAAGGCCACATGCCGTGCAGCTCGTACTCGCGCTCGGTCGAACCGTCGGGGCCGTAGCAGACCATCCGACCTTGCTTCGCGTACGTGCCCTTGAAACCGACCTTGCCGTCGACAGGGCTCTGGACGAGGTACCGCCACTGGTGGACCAGCGCGGACGTGTCCTTGTCGACGTAGTCGTTGAAGACGATCGTGATGTCGTCGTACGTGATCTGCCCCGCGAACTTCCGCTTCTCGTTGAGGTACGGGACCTCGATGATGCCTGAGCTGAGCTTCGGCAGCGGGAAGGACGCGAGGGAAAGGGTGAGCAGGTCGTTCGAATTGCCCTCCAGTCCGACGACGTAGAGGAGGACGTTGTTCGCACGCTGCAGCTCGAAGCCGCCGCCGACTGCTCCGATGTGGTTGGCGTGAAGGGTGTCGAGAGGCATGGTAGCTCCTGTGGAATCAGACGCTGAACTCGGCCGTGCCCGAGGACTGCAGGGCGAAGTCGACCTCGATGATCTCCGCAGCGGAGGTGGGGGTGAGGAACACGATCCCGCGCATCGTCTTCTGCGTGCGCAGGCTGGAGGGGTTGGTCTCGGCGTCGCACTTGACGCTGAACTCCTCCAGACCCCGCTCGGCGGCGATCGCCTGCAGGATCGGGTTCACGGTCTGGACGAAGTTCCTCCAGGTCACCGGATCGTTCGGCTCGAAGTTGAGGTACTGGATCGCGGTCGTGATGGCCTTCTTCGCGTAGAGCAGCATCCGAAGAACGTGGACGCTGTCGAGCGGGCCGTTGACGCGAAGCAGCGTCCGGTTGCCGAAGAGGACGAGTCCCGTGGAGGCGAAGTTCGAGATCGGGTTGATCCGATTCATGTCGCCCAGTAGCACGTCGCGGTCGTCCCGGCGCGGGTTGAACTCCAGGCGGATGCCGTCGATCGTCCCGCGCTGGAATCCCGCCGGAGCGCGCCACGGACCGACTTCGTTGTCGGTGCGGGCGTACACCTCCAGAGCACCCGTCGACGGCGGCATCCAGATGTTCGCCGTCAGGTACTCGGAGTAGACCTCGAACCACGGCCACTGCATCGCGGAGTGGCCGTCGTCGATCTGGACCGTCGGGCTGTTGGCGATTGCGAAGGCGTCCCCGTTGTGCCAGTCCACAGCCTGATCGCGCGTCAGGCCGAAGGGCGGGTCGATGAGGGCCATCGCGTCGCCGCGCTCGACGACGGTCTCGATCATGGCGTCGATCACGTCGGTGTGCGAGATGCCCGGGATGGCGAGCACGTTGAACTCGGTCAGCTCGGCATCGCGCAGAGCCTGGAGTCCGGTCGCCACTCCGGTCGCACTGAGCGACCCGACGTAGTCGGTGGAGACCAATCCGGTGATCCCGTCGAGCCCGGCGGTGTACGCCGCGACGTTGAGCCCGGTCTGGCCGAGGGTGTACGTGCCGGTGTACGGCGCGTGCGTGGCGACGACCGTCGCGCGGAGATAGTCCGACGCGGCGTACTCGCCCCTGATCCCTTCGGACAGCACCTTGGTCACGTACCGGGCGCTGGCCGCCGTGTTGTCGAGGTTCGAGTAGTTCTCGACCACCTGCACCGTGCCGTCGCTGTCGACCGGAGCGGAGATCGAGAGGTCGTACGAGGTCGCGCCCGCACCGACGGCCGCGCTCGGCGTGGTGACGGCGACGACCACTCCATCGCCCCAGCTCCCCGGCGAGGACGCCGCGAAGGTGAGCGAGTTCGCGGGCGTGCCAGCGGAGGGGTCCACACCGCCCGCAAAGCCCGCCAGCGTAGCGGGAGAGCCCGTGCCGGTGATGGTCACGTTCCCGAGCGAACCGGCCGCCACGGTGTTCGTCACCGTCACGAACGGATCACCACCGGAGCCGAGGGCCGCGATCACGGCGGAGTTGCCCGCGAGACGCTGAGCCTCGATCGCCGCCTGCAGGTTGGCAGCGGTGAGAGCGGCGGTCGTACCGATGCTCACGGCGACGTTGCTACCCCCGACCGTCGAGGCGTCCGCACCGCCGCTCATGCCGGTGAGCGTGATGACGGCACCCGCCTCGTTCTCGGTCATCGCCACGTTGCCGTGCGCCCCCGCCGTGTCGTTGACGAGGTCCGCCGAATCGCCCGAGCCCGCCGAAGCGGTGATGGCGAGTAGCGGCGTGTCCGTGTTGATCTTGTTGATGAGCGCAGCGATCGCGGTGGTCGCGCTCGCGCCCGTGATGACCTCACGGTACTGGTCGGTCTCGGTGATCGACGAGGACGCTTGCCACTCGTACGTGACGGCGGGGTTGACCCCGTCGTCGATCATGATCTGGTCACCGTCCGTCGGGATGCCCGACAGCGCGACGTTACCCGTCGCAGCGACGGCCGCGTCGAACTCGTAGATGATGACGTTCGAGCTGGCCGCTCCGCCGGACATGCCGGTGAACGCGATCACGTTGTTGGTGTCCGTCTCGGTGATGGCGACGTTGCCGCCCGTGCCCGAGGTGCTGTTGGTCAGGTTGACCGTAGCGCCGACCACGGTCGCGCCGATCGTCAGGACCGGAGCGTTCTCGACGGCTTGCTGCAGGTTGGCAGCGGTGATCGCGGGGGTCGCCCCGATCACGACCTCACGCAGCACGTTCGTCTGCGTGATGGTCCCCGCCGAAGCCTCGAACTGGAAGGTCACGGCCGGGTTGGTCCCGTCGTCGAGGACGACCTGATCGTTCGCAGCCGGAGCACCCGAGAGGGTCACGGTGCCCGTCGCGCGCACGGCCGCGTCCGGGATGGTGATGGTGTCACCGTTGTCCGGATTGGTGCCGCCCGAGAACGTGATCGTACCCTCGGCAGCGGTGCCGCCGACGGCCGACTGCGCACCCTGCACCGTCGCGTCGGAGGTCGCCTCGCCGTTGGCGACGCGCAGGTACACGAGCTGCTGTCCGTGCTTGAGGAACTGGATCGCGGTCAGGAGCCCGTAGTCGCTGTCGACCGGGTATCCGAACTTGGCGATCAGGTCGGGCTCGGACGTGATGACCGTGGGTTCGTCCACGTCACCCTTCGTCGCGCCCCCCACGATCGCCGGGGTCGTCTGACCCAGCACGACCGCGTAGTCGTTGAAGGTCAGCTCGTTGGTGTAGATGCCGGGTGAGATCCTTCCAGCCATGATTCGTCGTCCTTCTCAGCGGTTTGCGGAGTGCGGGTCCTGTCGGCTCAGCCGATCTGGATGTGCCCCTTGGCCGCGAGGATCTCGGTGTGCTCGGTGAGCAGATCCTCGCGCAAGAGACCGGAGTATTCCCGGGGCAGGAGCTTGATCTCCTCCACGGACCCGGCGTCGTTGACGACGGAGGCGAAAAGGGTCTGCGACAGCATGTTCCTCAGACGGACGTAGCGGGGCTTCACCTTGAGGACGGGGTTGCGAGGAGGGGTCGCCGGGCTCGACGACTTGCTTCTCTTCGCGGGAGGGGTCGCAGCTTCCGGCGCAACCGTGGTCGCGTCGGTGGTCGGTTCGGTGGTCTTCTTCTCGGGCATGGTCATTCCTCGCGTGAGTAGTCTATCCGGCCGCCGCAGGTGCGGAGAAGGGGCAGTCGGGAAGGTGTGCGGAACGAGACCGCAGGGTTTCGGCGAGCCTCTCCACGTCGAAGCGTCTGCCCCGAGTGACCATGCGGACCAGGACCGGCTGCACGCGGCGGTGCCACGCGGCGTATCGCTCGAACTCGGGGGTCTCCCGACAGGAGCAAGCGCGATCCTTACAGCTCGTGGCCTGCATGGGTGCCATCGTATCGCTGGGCGTAGGGGGTGGCAATGGTGAGAGAAGTCGACACCCGAAGGGCAAGAGAGGTGCTCAGAGGCTGGATCAGGAGGACCGCTCCCTGGTTGAGAGAGTCGTCGAGGGCCTCCGGAACGGTCACGGTCGGGGCCGTGTCGTCGTTCTCGGCTTGCGCGGTCCCCGTCCCAGAGGTGAGGGGGACGACGATGAGGTACGGGCGGGTCTCCAAGCCCGTCCAGGTGTACACGTTGTCGGACCCATCGACGACAGGGCCGGTCGAGGGTGCGATCTCCGTCCCGGGCAGTAGCCTGCGCACCACGATGTTCCCGAAGCGCGCCACAGCCGCAGCCCCCGAGCCCCGCACGCTCACATCGAAGATCGGCTGGGTGATGAGCGCGAAATAGCTCGCGCGCTTCCACTCGGACTGCGCGGGCAGCGTGATCTGCCTGCAGGACTCCCAGGTCGGCGTGCTGCCGGGCGTGTGCGCCCCGTCGTTCTGGAACACGTCGAGGACCACGTCCTCATCCGAGAGCAGACGGAAGTGGATGTACAGGATCCCCCGCCCGCTGGAGAGGTGCATCGGCTTGTTGACGAAGTCCACGATGTCCGTCGGGTCGGTCACGCCGACCACGAGCGCGGAGTTCGCCAGAGCACCCTCGGGCGCGAGAGAGCTGACGCCGATCGTAGCGTTGCCTGCGGTGGGCCACTGAGTCGCCACGAGCGACGGCGTGACGTACGGCTGGTACAGGTTGAGGGACTCGGTCACGGGTCGGAACTCGTCTCCGAGCGGGTCCGGGTCGGTGATGATCCCGTCCGTCCCCGCCACGTTGTCCTGCCACGAGCTGTGCGGGTCGAGCGTGTCGAAGTACGGCTGCGTCTCGGCGGCGGTGCGGAAGTGGGTCGTGTTGAACGTGAGGTCGATCTCGATGCGGAAGTACCGCTGGTCGTCCTCGCCCTCCAATTGCGAGAGGTCGCTCATGGAAGACATCTTCAGCGCCTGCCGCAGCGTCCCCCAAGGGTCGCCGTGCTCGACGTTGAGCCACACCTCGGTGCCCGCCGTCCCGAGCTGCCCCAGCTCAGAGAACAGCCACTCCTTCATGTACACCATCGTGTAGCGTTTGCGGCACCACAGGTTGAGGCGGTACGTCGTCTGGTACATCCCCGGCCACGGGTGGCTCTCGTGCTCCAGAGTGCCCTGGCGGAAGACCTGGGTGCGGAAACGCTTGGGCACGCCGTCGTACTCGGCGTGCGGGTTGGTGTCGATGCGCTCGAAGGAAGCCAGCGGCAGGGGGACCACCGGGAATGCCTTGGCGTTGTCTCGATACTCGTCGGCGTCCGTGCCGACCACGAATCCCTGCTTGACGAGGAGAACCCACAGCGCGGCGAAAGCTCGCTGCGGTCCGGCCATCACCTGCAGGATCGGGTGGTTGAGCTTCGCGCTCCCGCCCAGGTCCCCGTAGTCGACGGTCAGGTCGGAGAGCCACGCGCTGAACGCCTCGTCGTGACGGCGGAGGGTGTCCTCCAGTGAGTGCGGTGTCGCCATCAGCCAGCCTCCCGGTCACGCCTGCTGCCGTTCATCGTCGCCTTCACGTCCTCGACATCGAAGCCGCGCTCGGCAAGCCAGAGCATGTACGGCGAGATTTCGAGCACCGGGCCGCCCGCCTCAGAGACGCCCTGCTCCACGAAGCCGACGGGGTTCCCGAACACGCGCTCGCGCAGGTACACACGGGCGCGCAGGTCGGCGAGCGAGTGCCACTTGTCCCGCGTACGCGGGTCGGGACGCACCACGAGGTTCTTCCCGCCGACGAGGATCACGAGGCAATGCTTCGCGTCCGATCGCTTCTCCTCGGGCACGTCCTGTAGCGAGAAGTCCTCCAGGAGAAAGGTCCGCTTCAGGCGCAGGCCGAAGTCGAGATCGAGATCCACCTCGACGCGGTTCGCCGTCTGCACGCGCACCGTTCGGCCGCGAAAGGTCCTGGAAGCCAACGTCACGAGCCCGACCTCACCATCTCGCAGTTGCACACGCGATAGAGGCGGATGTTGGTGTTCTTCCAGTACCCGCCGGACTTGTGCTGCTTCACGAGGTAGCGGTCGCCGTCCCAGATGAACTCGTCGCCCGCGTACACCGTGATCCCGAGAGCGTCGAGGAGCCCGTGCGGGAAGAACACGATGATGTCCCGCATCTCGTCGAACCCGAGCTTCTTCAGCTCGCGGTCCTTCATCTCGCGCTGCACGCGGCCGTGGATGTTGACCGGGGTGGCGAAGACCTCGACGGCCACCGCGTTGTCGACGGCGTCGCCGTGCGGCTGCGCCCATTCGCCGGTCGCACCGATGGTCGTGTCGATCGACTCCCCCCACAGCGGATCCCAGGCGGTGTGCCCAGCCTCGCCGATCGGTTCGGTCACGTCGCCAGGAGCGTCCGAGCCCGGGGTGATGTCGCGTTCGAGGCAGTAGTAGGGGAGCTGCGGGTACATCCGCCGGTACTGCTCGTTGATCATTCGCACCTGCAGCGCGAGGTCCTTCCCGTACGCGGTCGGGAAGCCCGTCTGGTGCGTGTAGTCCTCGGGCAGATACGGCATCAGACCCCTCCCTTGACCACCATCTTGCTGCCGACGGCGTCCTTGATCGCGGACAGGACACGGCGTCGCATCTCGCGTCGTGCGGCTGGAGCCCGGCGCTTCATCAAGTTGAAGAACGGACCCCAGTGCGGTCGCGCGGGCACGGTGATCGTCCCGTGCTCGTGGACCTTCATCAGATCGTTGAGGAGGATCCCGGCGGAGCTGCCGTCCGGCTTGCGGGCCTTCGCCTGCGTGTGGAAGCCGATCCGCCAGCGTCCGCTGCCCTTGGTGCCCAGGCGGCGGAAGACGCGAATCTGGTCCACGTAGCGTCCGGTCGCAATCATCGTGCGCAGGTCGAGGCCAGTGCTCTCCTTGAAGTCAAGCCACTGCGGCGAGAGGTTCGTCCCCGACTCCGGGTACAGGATGACCTTGAAGGACGCGAACCGTTGGCCCTCGATCCGCGCGACGAAGTCCTCCTTCTCGTCCTCGGCGTGCTCGTCCATCGCATCCACGAGCGCAACCCGCGCTGCCGCGCTCGCGGCGCGGGCCAGGACGGGAAAGTTCGGGATGTGGGACTTCTTGTAGGCCATCTGCCCTCTGCCAGTGGCAGCCTGCCACTGGCAGGCTCACTCGATGACAGGCACCCCCGGTCGGCGGCGCAGTTTGAGGTCCTCCTCCATTTGCTCCATGTCCTCGCGGCCCTCCTGGGCCAGCTCGGCGTAGTCCACCAAGTCGGCAGACCCCTCGGGGTTGGTGATCCCCGCGAACTTGCCCCGGATGCGCGAGAGGATCGTCTTCGCGTACGCGATGGCGTACTCGATGATCCAGTCCACGTCCCCGGCGGGGACCGCCAGGAGGCCCTGAGCGTCCTCCTCCTCGGTGTACCGGGCGTTGAAGGTCACGGCCGCCTCGACGTTGTCACTCTCGACCGAGACGTACACGAAGTAGTGGTTCTCGTACGTGCTTCCGCCCACGTCGACCTGCTCCCACTGAGCGTGCCACTCCGGCTCGGAGCTGACAATGCGACTCGCGTCCTCGGAGTACGAAAGGCGCTGCGCCACGTCGCCGAAGGTCTCGTCGCCATAGGTCGGGCCGGTGAGCGAGGTCACGTACGGATCGAAGGGGTCCACGCCCGCAGGCTCGGTGCGGCGCGTGATCCACTCCACGTCGACGACCCCGAGGAGATTCGGGATCACGTTGTCCAGGCGGATGCGCTTCGTCGCCTGCGCGACGGTGATCGCGTGCCGCCCTTGGAACGGGAGGTAGCGGTTGTACGGCCGGAGGGCCTTCCGAACGCACACCTTGATGTCGCCATCGGTCAGCTCGACCTCAACGCCTGAACCACCGAGGGAGGTACGGACCTCCTCGGTGATCCGCTCATAGGTGAGTTCGGAGTTCGGCACGGGTTAGTCCTCCAGCATCTCGTACTCTTCGAGCCCGGACAGGAGAGCGGCCAGGGTGGAAGCGCGGTTCATCTTCAGCGAGATGTCGAATTCCTCCTCCTCGACCAGACCACGAAGCTGGCCGAGAGTCATGGCTTCGACATCCGCACGCTTGTACGTGTTGTAGCCCTCCTCGTCCCCGTCTTCTTCCTCGGCCTCGACCTCCAGCTCGGGCGGCACCTCGACCTCGGACAGTTCTTCTTCGGACTCCTCCTCGACCTCCGGCTCGCCGCCCTCCTCGACCTCGGGGGCGGCCTCTTCGGACATCTCTTCTCCAGGTGCCGCCGAATCGGGGTCATCCGGGGAAGTTTCGTCGGCGAGGTCCTCGGCCGTAGTGTCAAGGTCGGTGAGCGCAGGCGCGTCCGGGAGCTTCGCGGAGGCGGACTCCTCCGGCCGATTGACCGGCGCATCCGGGAAGATTTCCCGAACGGCCT